TTGGTAGTTGCCATCATCAACAAACACTACAGCGTCTGCCCATTGAAGCTGCACCTCATCTAGCACAATCAAAGCATAGTCGCTGGCTGTACCAACTGCTCTGGTGTTGAAGTTGAACGGCTCGTTAGACAAGATCCATGCTAGTGTAGGACTACGCAGCAAACCTGCCGAACAGACACACAACACTTTCTTGTTCTTTCCTTGATTGGGATTACGCATGTTATGCAGGCGATTGAACGTTGTCATTTAATCCTCGCAAGGTTGTCGAAGTACGCAGCATTGAAACCACGTTCCCATTCCATACCAGCCAAGCTAGATGGGTCGTAGCTGTTGGTAAGCCAGCCACGGCTAAAGGCGTAATAGCCCTTCTCAAACTGGATACGCAGCAAATGCTGTGGTCGTTTAAACTGTTGCATGGTTTTCTCCATAGAGTTCATTGCTGAGCAGGTATCCCTCTAGCTCCCACATATTGTTGATAGCATCTTCATAAGCATACTTCTCACCAAGGGCTGTGTTGAACTTAGCAGGGTCTACACAGGCACTCTTACCAATGATGAGAAAGCCACAATGCAGGTGCATAAAGCACAGCGTTGTAGTTGTGTCAGGCACAACAAAGTATTCCACCTTCTTAGTCTTCTCAGCCATGTCTGTGGTGGTGACAGACGTGCGCTTAATAGGTTGTTCAGGCTGGTTCATCTTCGTAAGCCTCATCAACTTTATTGACAATGTACTGGTGAGCAAGGATGGCTGCAACGTGTGCGTTGCTTTCTTTGTCGGGTGTCTCAGGTTCAAACAAGATTTGGATACTGAGACTACCATCATTGTCGTCTGTGAAGACTAGGGTGGCTTTATTGGGTTGCATGAATATGCTCCTTCAGTTGGTTGATTTTGAGGTTGTAGCAATCAGACTTCACAGTGTAGCCGTTGCTGGTATCGATTGTACCCTTTTTCATGAACACACTGTCAATTGTATACTGTTGTTTTTCGTACACACCTAAGAACCAACCCACACTGAAGTCGTTCTTGACACGAACGAAAGCATAGTAGTCACACTCTTGGGTTGTATTCAACGCAGCAATAGAACACTCGTAAGTATCTAAAGGCTTAACAGATGTCTGCTTAGTCTTCACATCCACTGTCTTACCGTTGCACAGGATGAGGTCGTAGTCATAGGTGTTAGCAAGTACACCACCCATCACCTGCTGTGCAATGGCCTCACCAATGAAGCCAGCAATGTTACCAGCCCCATTGATGATGGAGTTGCGTAGCCTGCCCATCTCTGCTGCTTTGTCTCTAGCAGTGACGAGCATGTCGCCAGTAACAACAACTTCAATCACTCTTTACCGCCAATCAAGTTCATTTCACCAATGTAGATTTTGATGAATGGTAATAGGATGATGATGCCGACGAATGCAAACAAACCCTCTTTAACATCATCAGTGTCAGCGATGTGGCAGATGTCTTGATTGAATTCAATGTCGAGGCCAATACCTTGTCGCGGTTCGATGATAAACATATTTTCCTTTAGATTACAGACTAGCACCAATCTCAACAAACTCAAAGCTGAGTTGCCATAGATGTGCATATGATGGTTGTTTGATGAGCCAGTTTAAAAACTTGTCTTGTGCTTCAGAAATAGTGGAAGCTTCAACATGCAATACACCTTTGAACACATTGTTTTGGCTGCTATAGCTGACAGTGAAGTGTCTCATGCTGCCCTGCCCCACACATCGTCCCATGTACCAGTCTGAGCACCCTTGCTGTAGTCTGTAACCTTCTGTTCAAAGAAGTTGGTGTGTGATGTACCGAGCATACCATCAACCCAAGGTAGGGGATTCTTTTTGATCTTGTAGATTCCTTTCATACCCATTGAAATGAGTCGACGATCTGCAATGTAGCGAATGTACTCTTTCACTTCTTCTTTGGTAAGCTTCTCAACTTCCACCATACCAAAAGCAAGATCAATGAACTGGTCCTCAAGAGCAACCATCTCCTTAGCAATCTCTTTAATCTGTTCAGGTGTTGTTTCATCTTGATGATGTTTAACATATTCACGATATACCTTTATCATTCCTTCAGCATGCATAGTCTCATCAAGGATGGACCAGCTAATGATTTGACCAAGTCCTTTCAGCTTACCGTTACGTGCGAAGTTGAGCAACATAACGAAGCTGGAGAACAACTGCATACCTTCACCGAAGGCAGAGATGACAGCAATCTTCTCAGCCACTGGTGATGTGTTGAGTCGCTGAAGGTAGTCATGCTTCTCAAGCATCTCAGCATACTGCAGGAACTCGTTGTAGGTTGACTCAGGCAACCCCAATGTTTCGATCAGGTGTGCATAGGCTGCAACGTGCAAAGCTTCACGGGCAGCAAACCCACTCATCATCATTCGCACTTCCGGTTGACGGAACAAAGGAATGTAATGGTCATGGTAGCCACTACCAATATCCAAGTCACCCTGTACAAAGAAGCGCAAGATCTTTGTCAGAAACTCCTGCTCGTCCTTGTTCAGCTTCTTGTAGTCTTTAACGTCCTCTGACATTGGCACTTCGGTGTGCAGCCAATGCGACTGCTCATGTTGCAACCATGCATCGTAGGCCCAAGGAAACTTGAACGGTTTGAAGATGGTACGTTCTTGTGTAATGTCGGCTTTAGTCTTTGTCATATTATCCTTCGCAAGCTAAGCAGGTGTCACCATCTGCAATTTGTTTTAAGTCAATCTCATCTTCAATGCGTTGACGTTTAATCTGAGCACCAACCTTGTCTGCCTTCTTAACCTTCTCACTGCGAAGATAGTACAGGCTCTTCAGTCCACTCTTCCAAGCAAGGAAGTGAATGCTGTGCAGATACTTCACAGACACGTTAGCAGGGAAGAACAGGTTCACACTCTGTCCCTGATCAATGTATCTCTGACGGTCAGCAGCAAGCTCAATGAGCCAGCGTTGATCAATCTCCATCGCTGTCTTGTACACTTCCTTCAGCTTCTCAGGCACGTCCAGATGCTGGATAGAGCCATCGTTGCTGATGATGGATGCCCACACATCGTCATCGTCCATACCAAGCTGTGCAAGCTCTGCTTTGAGGAAACGATTCTTGTACACGAATGCACCAGACAATGTATCCTGACGAAACACGTTAGCACGGTAGGGTTCAATGGAAGGGCTTGTATTGCCCATAATCAAGCTGCTACTGGCGTTGGGAGCAATAGCAGTCCAATGACTAAAGCGACGACGAATACCACTGAGATGTGCATCAGGGCATTCGCCACGTGACGTAACCAAGATAGCGTCACCAATTGTGCATTGGTTGTGGATGTGTTTGAAGATTTCATTGTTGTAACTCTTAGATAGTACACCATCAATAGCAACACCTTTCTTCTGCAAGAAAGCATGAAAGCCTAGTGTGCCGATACCAATACTACGTTCCATCAAAGCGCTGGCACGAGCACGGGCAATAGTGTCTGGTGCATTGACAATGAAGTAGTCAAGCACGTTGTCCAACATCTCCATAACATCAAGGATAAACTGTTTGTTCTTTTTCCAGTCATCGTAGTACTCCAAGTTCAGTGAAGACAAGCAGCACACGGCTGTGCGTTTCTCATTTGTTGGCAGGAAGATTTCAGTGCAAAGGTTACTACCATTGATGGTAAAGCCTTTGTCTTTCAACCACGATGGCATAGCTTTGTTGGCTGTGTCAATGAAGACGAGATATGGTTCACCTGTCTGCATACGCAGGTCCAAGATCTTCTGCCACAAATACTTAGCTGATACTGTCTCAACCACTTTACCGTTGGCAGGATTGACTAGGTTGAAGCTGTCGTCTGTGCTGTCGTCTTTCATACATCGTTCAATGATGTTCATGAACTCGTCGGACATGTTGATGCCGTGGTGCATGTTCAAGGTGCGAACGTTCTGGTCACCAGTGGGCTTACGCATCTCCAGAAACTGAATGATGTCAGGGTGGTTGATGCTGAGGTAGGCGGCATAGCTTCCACGGCGTGTACGTCCTTGACGGTAGGCCAATGAACTAGCATCATAGATTTTCAAGTGAGGCATAACACCAGTGGACTTGTCATCGCTGTTGCGAATACCAACGTGAATACCAACACCACCACCCATCATCGAAAGCCAATTAGTTTCTGATAGATTGTCGACCAAACCTTCTGCGCTATCGTCCATATAGTTAAGAAAACAGCTAATAGGAAGCCCCCGCTTAGACCTACCAAAAGATAGGATAGGAGTAGAATAGCTGAGCCAGTGTTTACTAGAGTAGTCATACAGTCGCTGAGCATGTTCTTGATTGCTGGCGAATGCTTCTGATACAAATGCGAAACGTTCTTGTGGAGATACTTCATCATCCTTCATGTAGCTTTCTTTAAGACGCTGAAGACCTAGCTCATCAAACAATGCGTCACGGGACAGGTCAATGTCAACCTTGAATTTCATGTAATACCTTGGTGTTAGAGGAAAAGAAAGCAGCCGAAGCTGCTTAGGTGTGGGAGGGACAGAAGTTATACCATCTATCGATTGTCACCGCTGCCCTGAAGTGTACCGTTGTCTTTTCTGCCCCACAGTTTTTGCAAATTGTGTATACAGATTTCGGACAAGGTAAACCCATGATCTTCAGCGACAGCAGCAACCTGCCACATCACATCACCAAGTTCTTTCTTAATGGCTGTGTTGTATTCTTTAACATTGCCACCATCGCGGCGAAGCTTTGCAGCCTTACCCGCCACTTCACCAGCCTCAGCTAGTAAATTCAATAGGGCATACGTTCGATCTGCTGTGGGTAGTCGAAGCTTCATTGCTTCTGTTTGGTATGTATCGATGTTCATTCTTCTCCTTCAGTTGGTGTAGCTTCTTTACCAGCCTCAATTGCATCTGTGATACATGCAATGAGAGCATAGCGAAGCAGAAACTCTTTAGCTTCTTCATCCATGTTGACATTGAAGTCGGCAGAACCGTCTTCGTTTTCTCTGTAGTTTTCAAGTTCGATTTTCATTTCTTCTTCCTTTCTGCTTTCTCTTGATCGGTTTTGATTTTATGACAAGGCTTACACAGCACTTGAAGATTCTCTATCTCACAGAAGATACGGTTGATAAAATCATCCCAGCTAACAAACCCCTTCTTAGGGTCTACAACGGGCTTGATGTGATCGACCTGTACGTCAGAAGCGACATAGAGTTTCTGACAAGCAACACACTTGTAATGCATTGCCAGCTTACCAGTCTTTGCATTCACTTGCTTGCCTACGAAAGCTTCCTTCAAAGCTTTGTATTTCGGAGGCCAGCGCCGTGATGCAGCACGTAGGGCAGAGGTCACGAAAGATTTGAATCGTGCCTCTGTCCATTCACCACCATTGCGTTTCTTATCTGTCACTTTGCACAGCTTCAAAGGCAATGTTAGTCATGTCCAATGTATCAGCAGGATTGACTAAGATGTTCTGCACAATGGCACAGACATCATCAACATCTAATGCAACGAAATAGAAGAAGTTGTCTTCGCTCTCTTCCACTGCTACAACAAAGCCGTTCTCAGCATCAGTGATTGTTAGTTTCATTCTAGTCCTTCCACATCAACTTTGTTGAATGTTATCTCTGCATCAAGCCTACTCATGGCATAGACAATATGTTCCTTGACAGTGTCAATGAGGTAGTCTTCGTTGCTGTATTCAGCACCCAAGTCATCAACATCAATCTCAGCTTCAAACGTCACTGTTACTTTTGTCATTGTGTTCTCCTAAGTCAAAGGCTACAAGGTAGAGTAGGCAGCAAATAGCGTGAGCCAGATGATGCTTACCAGTTTCTGGATCATGTGTTTCACCACTGGCATAGGCAGTGAAGTGACGAAAGCCTGCGTCGATGTAACGACGACGAGCATCGGGCACCTTCTTCCAGTTGTCAGGGGCATACTTCTTCGCACCGTAGGTCAACACTTCAACGACCTGTGTCAATGCTCTGAAGGGCAGCAAAGACCATTGCGGTTTACCGTTGTCATACTTGACACCAGCAGCAGACTGAACACCAATATCTTTTGGAAATGGTGAATAGGCACCATTGATAGCACCTACGTTAATGCGCCGTTGTTCAACACCGCCGGGAAGCACATTGTGTTGAGCCACCCAATGGTCTCCATCTGTGCTACAAGCAACGCATGGGTATTGATCACCATCATGCTCTGAATAGTAACAAGTACTACAGGATTTCATTGCACACCTCCCTCACACTTAGTGTTACGGGTAAGCAACGGAGCCATGCTATCACCAATAAGTACGTCACCAGATAGTTGTTCAGCCCTGTCACGCAGCAACTCAGTGAAAGCCTTGCTCTCTTCCATCAATGGAACAGCAGCAGCAAGGTAGCTGGCAACAGTTAGTAAGCTACGCATGTGTTCTTCATCAAGCTCTACAGGTCCAGCAACAGTCACCATTAACTGGAAAGCACCATCCCATTCAACACCATCTTCAATGATGGGCCGCAGCACCACAGCTACGTCATTCTTTTGGAGGGGGGAGTCCATGTTTGTCCTTCATGTCTACGTAAGAAAAGTAGATGGGCGTTCTCAACAACCCTATCTTCGTTACCATCATAGGCTTCAACACAGCGTTGAAACATCTCTGTCTCATCTGCCGCATCTTCCAACATCTTCTTAGCCTTGACATTACCAATGCCACGAAGTCCTATGATGTTGTCGGCGGTATCGCCTGTCAGGATTTGCATGTACAACCTAAGCAACCCTTCAGCTTCAGTGATGTAGTAGGCTTCTTTCTTGACGAAATTGTAATGCCATCCTTGCACTTGGTCTAGGTCTTTGTCTAACGAAACAATGACCCCATCGTCACCAAGCTTTGTAGCTTCAATAGCAATGGTGTCATCGGCTTCTTGACCCTCAGACATATCAGCCTTCCACTCCTGCATCAGATGTTTACGCAGTGCTGCCAAATGTTTAGGCTTCACCTTGTCTGCTCTGTTGCCCTTGTAGGGGGCTGTGATGGCTATGTCGTTCCTGAAGTTGCCCTTGCCTGTGAGGAAGAGTTTCCATGAGTCGACATACCCACACTTGTCTACACCACACATGAGAGTGTTGATGATGAGAGAGTCTACAGACCTGATAGCCTGTAGCTCATCCTCGTTCTCGCATGCTGCTGCGGCCCGGTATGCATAAATGTCCGAGTCCAGAAGCGCTATCATTTACAGAACGTCTTCGTCGTCAGCAGAGATGTTGGCACCACCAGCAAAGACTACCAAGTCGGTGATGACCAGCTTAGCCAATGAAGGGCTAACACCTTTCTTGTTCTTGTACGTCCAAGCGTAGCTACCAATCATACAGATTGCTTTGCTACCATTACCAACATCTTCAACGATTTCTTCGTTGTCTGTATCGAAAGCCTTGATTGGACGCTGGCTCTTGCAGGTGATGTACTTACCCTGCTCAGGCTTCTTATCAAGGTTCTCTTGCACAGAGATACCCATGTCTTCCAGTGCAGCCACTGCTTTGTCAGACAGGTTACACAGATCAACTGTATAAGCATCAGCCATCTCGTTCTTACGATTCAAAGAAGCCCAATATACATCGGCTTTCAGTTTCAACTTGTCACTCATTTGAGTTTCCTTTGATTTAAATGCTGACCAATTCAGTAGGGGTCAGCTTCCTACATGCTTCATTGTATCACTAGCTTTGCAGCAGCGTCAATGTAGTATTGGTAATCAATGTCTTTCCATGTAAAGTCATTGACATCATTGCATGTCCACATACCGTAGCCTTCGCCAACCGATATGCGTCTAGGTTCTGCTTCATCCTTGAGTGGCGGCATCACTTTGACGAGAGCACCACCAGCATTGCATGCATAGAATCTGCACATGTTCTGTTGCTGTACGTCAACACCATCCATCACCATAACAAGCTTACTACTGCGAGGCACCTTAACCCTGAGCATGAAGTCGTACTTGTTCTTGTGACCTTTGATGTACACATCCAGAGGAATACCATGCAACATAGCAGCTTCAGCAGCCTTTGGTATGACAAGCCCACCCTGATCTTGATGCCAGCCAAGTCCTTCATGCTGATACGCACCCTTGCGCTTCACCTTACCGTCTGTATATACAGCGATGTAGTTGTTCACGTCACGAATAATCATCTTGGAATAATGAGCATACTCAAGCTGCAAACCAACCTGCTTCTGCCATGCATCACAGACTCTGTCGTACTGGTCACGCTTACTGCGTGGTAGCTTCACAGTGATGCCGTCTGTATTGACTTGCACAATTGACAAGCCTTCAATGTCCATCAGCTTCTCAGCCAACAGGCACAGGCTAAGCTGACCATTGATGGTGATCGCCATCGTGTACTGAGGGTCATAGAAGGGGCTGTACTTGTTGTTGCTATCCCCATACACACCGTTCAATGCAAGCTTCAGCATGGCGTTCTCAGCGCTGCCCTTGGGGTAGCTCTTACGCTGCTCGTACACGTCTTGGTAGATGTCACAGAACTTCTCAGACAAGTGCTCAGGAAAGACACGGTTGGCAATGGCAATGTTGGGATACATGGACGCAACGTCAGCGTCAATGATCATGTACTTATCATCTTCACTAACGATCTGTGACTCAACAGATCCGTGAATACCACCCGTACCGAAGTCGAAACGAAAGCCATTGATAGTGACGTTCAGGTTGGTAGCAACTTTCCAGTTCTTCCAGTAGCTGTACTGCTTCTCACCCTTCTTCTTAGCCTTCAACTCTTCTTCAGATACCCACCCCATTGGATGCAAAGCTTTGAAGCCAGCAACAACATCATCGCTTGGTTTGTTGAACCACTTCTGACGCTTAGTAATCATCTCAGCATAGGCAGCTAAGTCACCAAGATCGCTCTCTTCAATGTCAGACAACGCACCCTTTGTTTCTGTCAAAGACTGTGCAGCAAACCACTCCATCACAAGCTGAAACTCAGGACGCAGGAAGTCGTAGTAGTTGAACAGACAGTCTTTGATGTGAATGACTGGTCGCTTTGTCTGATTGATGTGACGCTCACCCTTCTTACCAATGCGATAGCAACTACCCGGCATGTTCTCTTCAAGCTTCATGATGAAGTAGTCTTTACCAATCTTTGTATCGTTGTGGTTGAGGAAGTTGCGACCATACTTCGTAGACAACTCTTCACGGAATGTAATCTGTGATAGGCATTCCTTGTAGAACAACAATGTCATCTTCACATCGTGCATGTTGTATTTTAACAACACATCTATCTGATCATCGGTCAAGTCGGAGTGAGGGTCATAGGGCAAGTCAACAATACTGTCAGCCTTCATGTTGAACTCAAGCGCCTTCAACGATGTAGCCCTTGCAGGGTTGTCGAAGTGCATAATCTTGAATAGATCTATCTGCTGCACATACTGTTGATTGTCACGAATGAGGTGACCAAACCTGTCATCGCTACCGATGATGCCTTGTGCTTTCTTGTATGCACGTGTAGCTACAGCCTTACCTGACACTGTCACTGCCTTGTCTCGTACAGACAACAAGTCATGCAGCACAGGGTAGTCAAAGCCTATGTTGTTGTACCCCACCATCCTGTGCTTCTTCTTCTTTAACTCGTCAAGGAAGCTGAACAATGCAGCAGCTTCGTTCTTTCTGGTGGAGCATTCAAACGCAACAGCATGCGACTCGTCAGCACTGATCGCTGAGAATGTGAACGCTGTCTTGTACGTTTCTATGTCCCATATGTAGTCCATCTTTCTTTTCCTTCTTTGGTTTAGGGAACAGTTTGTCTCTGTAAGCACGAAGTAACGAAGCACTCACATTTTGTATTGCGTAAGCTTGTATCTCGTTACCGGGATTTTCCTCACAGATATACCTGAAGTATTCCTGCACCACATGCACAGCCTCATGTACTAACAATGTTGCAACGTCAATACCATCTGTGTCAGGTGTGACGGGTATGCAAACGATAGTAACTCTGTTGCCCTTTGGCGTGTTGAAGTAGTGCGTGGTAGCCAATGATTCATGCATCAACCACCTATCCCAATCTGCAATGGGTACTTTCAAATATCTCAGTGTGCGATAGTAGTCTGCCTCAGTGGTGCAGACTTTTAAGAAGTCACCTTCGATCAGGCAACGGTTCAACCATATCGTCATCGTTGTCCTTTTTAGTTTCTTCAGGTTTGTCTCTACCGAATATAGCATCCCATCGGCTGGCCCATTCTTCGTCAGCTACAGAACGTGGTCGTGGTGTGCTGCCTTTGCCTCCATCGCTCATTATCATGTGCCTCCATATTCACGGCTAAGCAACTCCTGCTCAGCGTCATCAAGCACTGCATAAAGCTTAGCCAGTTCTGTGTTACCTGCCATGTAAGCATCACGCTCAAGTTCTGCATAGGTTTTCATCACGCTCTCCTGTTGTTAAGTATCTGCAAGACAATGTTGATCGACTGAACCAACATCATCTGTTCCATTGGGTCAAGCTGTTGGTAGCTTGGTGTTGGGGTAGGCCATCGCTTTCGTATGGCTTCCCAATAACGTTCTACGTCACTCAAAGCACATCTCCTTCGGGTTCGTCTTCAATCTCAAACATTCTACCTGTCTCTTTATTGTAGAGCAAGTTGCATGCTGGACCAGTGACACCACTGTAGCGGTTCTTGAGCACACGCACACGGGTTGTGTTGCGCTCAAGTAAGTCTTCAGCTTGACCGTTACGCTCCAGACCAATGACCATGTCGCTAAGCTGTGCAATGGATGCT